AACCAGAGAATCAATGCGGAGTATGCAGAAATACGCAGACAAAACAACAGATTGTCAAGTAGACTTAGCGAAATTGATCTAGGATTAATTGCTGCTGAAAAGCCCGATAGTATTGAACGTGCTGTAAATAGAGGCACAGTAAACGCAGGTAGATGCTTTGAAATACTATCGGGTTCACCATTAACGGAGACAGAATCAAATGCAACAGACGGCGAAAGTTTTAACAAAGAGTGTCCTTGGCTTTGGCCTGGTCCTAACACTGGCGGCGTGCAGCAACCCGCTGCCCCAGCTGATTAGTGTAAGTGCCAAACCAATTGAAAAACCTACACTAACACTTCCACCAGTGGACGAAATCAATCTTCGTCCAGTTGAATGGATTATTATCAACGAATCCAATTTAGATGCAAAAGTTGCTGAACTCAAAGCAGGTGGCAGACCGTTGGCTATGTTTGTTCTTACAGGCGACGGATATGAAAACCTGGGCACGAATTTCAGTGACATTCGTGCTTTGGTACAACAACAGCAAGCAATTATTGTTGCTTATCAAAACTATTATCAGCAGGCAGAAACTGCTATGGACAATGCTGTAGCAAGCGAATAAATACACATACACTGAGGGCAAAACATGTGGGAAATGATTGATAGAATGTTTGGCGATACATTGTGGATTTACACAAGTATCGGCGGTGCATTAGTAGGTGCAGCGTTTTTAGCATACTTTAAAGACACAAGAGCAGGTCTTTGGAGTTATGCCAAACTTGACCAATTTTTAGATTACCTTATAGCACGTTGGGGACTAACATGGTTAGAACAACCCGACGATGCTTGGCGTAAAAAATACCCACATGTTACTCGTAAAATCGATGAGCTAGAAGCTCGCATTGCAAATCTTGAGGGAGATAAAAATGGCAAGAGCACCAAGAAAACCAAAAACACTTGAAAACGGAAGTTCGTTTGAACACCTTGACACTGACGGCGATGGTGTAATCACAGACGAAGAAATGGCAAGAGCCAAAGAACTTGCAGAGTTTGAACACAAGCGTAGAATGCTTGACAACGAAGATAAGAAAGAAGATCAAATCCGTGCAATGGCATGGTTTGCACTATGGGGTATGCTACTGTATCCGCTGATGATACTAGCAACCAGTTTCTTTGATGTAGGTGATGCTGCTACAATCATCGGCGATATTGCACCTACTTACTTTGTAGCTATTGCTGGTTTGGTTGCAGCCTTCTTTGGTGCAACAGCATACATGAAGAAAAACAGCAGCGACGACGAATAATCATTAACTACAATTAACAATAGTCCATGCGATAAGTATTTGCATGGACTATTATTCTATTTTAGGCGTGGCTAAGACTGCCAGCTCTGAAGAAATCAAAACAGCATATAAAAAACTAGCAATGACGCATCATCCTGATCGTGGCGGTGATACCAATTTCTTTGCTCAAATCAATGAAGCATATCAAGTGCTTAAAGATCCAAGTAAACGTGCAGAATACGACCAGCCTCAACCTAAAATGCAATTCAATATGAATAGCAATAATTTTGAAGATATTTTTTCAACATTTTTTGGACAACGTACACAGCAAATTAGACGCAACAGAGACATTAGATTACAGATTACTTTAACTTTAGAGGAAGTTGCACTAGGAAAAGATCTCATAGCCGGATATAACCTGTCAAATGGTCAAGAAACCACTGCAACTATTAGAATACATCCGGGTGTAAGCAACGGAGAAGTAATAAGATATAGAGGGTTGGGCGATAATAATATCACAGCATTGCCCAGAGGAGATTTGCTAATACAAGTGAGAGTACTAAATCATGATAGATTTAGACGTGATGGAAAACATTTACACACCAATATAGATGTAAGTGTTTTTGACTTAATACTGGGTTGCTCGTATGTTATTGATAAATTGACAACAGGTCCGTTACGTGTTAATATACCTAAGGGTACTAATCCAGGAACAATTCTCAGTATTGCTGGTTACGGATTGCCCGATACAACCGGCGGAACAACTGGAAACATGTATATTACTATTAAAGGTACTACACCAAAAATTAAAGATGATAAGATTTTAGAAAGGATCAAAGACTTAAATGATGCAATTAATAAAAGCACCTAGTCACATGTTAGAAACACCTGTTCAAACTTGGCAGTTTGATCAAATGCATCCGGCTCCTGTAGCACTTGATATGATTGATGTTATGCTAAAAGAAGGCGGGTTAGGATTAAGTGCTAACCAAGTTGGGTTTCCATATCAAATTTTTGTTATGAAACCGGTCTTAAACAAAAAATACGGCGATGTTACTGTTGTTATGAATCCTATAATTAGAGGATTAAGCAAAGAAACTGAATCAGGTATAGAAGGTTGTCTCAGCCATCCCGGTCTTATGTTAAAAGTAAAACGTCCAATTAGTTGTATTGTTGAATTTGATACATTGACAAGTGACTACAGAAATGTTATACATGTAGAAACAAAGTATGATGATATTGACGCAAGAATATTTTTGCATGAGTATGATCATCTTCACGGTATACAGTTTATTGATAGAGTAAGCAAACTTAAAATGAAAATGGCAGAAAAGAAAAGGATCAAGCATGGTAGAACCTAGTCAAGAGTTAACAATCGTATTCGATAAAGCAGTTAATGATGCAAAGAAGTTACAACACGAGTATGTAACTCTTGAACATCTTCTATACGCCATGCTTTGCGAAGAAAATTTTGAAAACATTATTAAAGGATATGGCACTGATCCCGAATTAGTTAAAAAGCAACTAGAAAATCATCTAAAACTAAAGTGTGATGATATCAAAACAGATCTAGTCAAGTACAAACCTAAAAAAACTCAGACAGTAGAACGTGTATTAAACCGTGCATTTGCACAAGTCCTGTTTCAAGGACGCAATAAAATTGATATCAGCGATGTTCTTATAAGTATTCTGAGCGAAAAACGCAGTTATGCATGTTTTATTGCACAGCAAGCAGGTCTTGAAAAAGATAAATTTGTACATTATATCAGTGCCGAAACCGAAATTATCGAAGAAGAAGAAGAAAACGAAAACATCGGTATTGCTAACAAAGCATTACGCTCGTTTACTGAAGATTTGAATCATCAAGTTAAACTTAATAAAATTGATCCTGTTATTGGACGTGATGAGGAAATTGAACAGGTTGCACTAGCACTGGGTCGTAGAACTAAGTCAAACGTCTTGATGGTAGGCGATCCGGGCGTAGGTAAAACTGCTATTGCTGAAGGTCTTGCGTGGAAAATTGTAAACAAACAAGTGCCTAAATTCCTGCAAGAGTATAATGTCTATAGTTTAGATATTGGTAGTATGCTTGCTGGCTCAAAGTATCGTGGAGACTTTGAAGAACGTTTTAAACTGGTGTTACAAGCGTTGCAGAAAAAAGGCAAAACTATTATGTTCATTGACGAAGCACACATGATCAGTGGTGCGGGTGCAGGCGGCGGCAATAGTGCTAACGATCTTGCAAACATGCTCAAGCCAGCCCTGAGCAAAGGCAACATCAAAGTTGTTGCAAGCACAACATGGGAAGAATATCGCAAGTATTTCGAAAAAGATCGTGCATTGATGCGTAGATTCCAACGTGTTGGTGTTGACGAACCGAGTGAAGAAATGACTGTTGAAATTTTGCATGGTATTAAGAAATATTATGAGGAATTTCATGGTGTTGAAATTACAGAAGACGCAATTGCTGCCGCAGTAAGACTCAGTGTTAAATACCAAACAGATAAAAAACTACCCGATAAGGCTATCGATCTTATTGACGTTGCATGTAGTCGTTTTAAAGTACGTGATCAAGAAGAAAACAAGATCATTAACGAAGCTAGCGTCCAATACGAACTTGCTAAGATGGTAAAAATACCTGAAGAACAAGTTGCAGAACGTGAAACTGAAAATCTTGCAAATCTTGAAGCAAATTTGAAATCCAGCGTGTATGGTCAAGATGAAGCAATTACTACTATTGTTGATAAAATTTTAGTAGCTCAGGCAGGTCTCAAAGACGAAAACAAACCTATTGGAAGTTTTGTGTTTATGGGTCCCACCGGTACAGGTAAAACAGAAACTGCAAAGCAACTTGCAAAACATCTTGGTGTTAAGCTTGTACGCTTTGATATGAGCGAATATCAAGAAAAGCACAGTGTTGCAAAGTTTATCGGTGCACCTCCGGGCTATGTTGGCTTTGAAGATGATGCTGGCCAGCTTATTGTTAAACTACAAGAGAATCCTAACTGCGTATTGTTGCTGGACGAAATTGAAAAAGCACATCCTGACGTTAGTGCAGTGCTTCTACAGTTGATGGACAATGGTAAAATCACAGGTTCTAACGGTAAAGAAGCAGACGCTCGTAATTGTGTGTTGATTCTAACAACCAATCTTGGAGCCAAAGATGCAGAATCTAATTCAATTGGTTTTGGTGATACAATGGAGAAAGATTACGAAGACACAGAACTTAAAAAGTTTTTTAGTCCAGAGTTTCGCAATAGACTAGATGCAACTATTACATTCTCCAAGCTTGGTAAGCCTGTGATGATGAAGATTGTTGGAAAGTTCCTCGCAGAACTGCGTGATCAAGTCAAAGACAAGGGTGTTAAAATTTCAATCACAGACGAAGCATTGGATTATCTTGTTGATAAAGGGTTTAATCCTAAGATGGGTGCAAGACCTCTACAACGTGTAATTGACAAAGACATCAAACGTCCTCTATCTAGAGAAATGCTATTCGGAAAATTAAAGGATGGTGGCAAGGCAATAGTAAATATAGTTGATGATGAGATTGCAATTGAAATAGAAGATGTCAAAACACATACAACTGTACGAGACTAAGAAACTACATTATGGAAAATACCTTTACAAGTTGAAAATACAAAATCAACTTGCAGGTATTTTCCGTACTGAGTTACAGCGTAATGGTAAATTAAATTATGCTAGAACCAAGCTTCATGATTATCTTGCTCGGTTAAAGCGTGGTGAATTGGTCACCAAGTCACGCTGGAGATCAGAAACCATTATTAGGCCCGATACAATCTTTGATGCAAATGCAATTTATTTGCAATTAAAAAACAATAATGATTATCTGCTTAGATGTGAATACAGTACTTTAATAATTTACACTAATAATAGAACATTACTGCTGGATATTGTTGCCAAATTAAAAACTGCAACTTCAGAACTATGGGAACCTGATCCTAAAACTGTAGAGTTTTTAGTAAACAAAAGTGATATAATATTAACTGATTCAGAAGTAATGTTTCCATTCAAGATAACGTTTGGTCGAAAAAAAGCCAATCCTAGTCTTGCAACATGGATTGAAAAAAACGGCGACAAAGCACAAGCTGGCCATATTTGTATGAACAACATACGCAATGGTAATTATTTACAAGGACAGTATATATACGTCCGAGACGAAAACATTGTTTTATTACTGCAAATGATTATTGGAGACAATATTCAAAGAATTGATAAATTGGTATACAAAGGTAATATAGATAAATAGTTATATGGCAGCAACGAGTACAACAATTTTATCAAATCAAACACATCCGGGTGATAGTAGCACTGTCTCTGTCACTGGCGAAAAATATCAAGGTGATGCATACTACAGCAGATCCGACGGATTTCACACAGTTCAATATATAGTTTCAAACTTCATAGGAGAAATAACAGTGCAAGCAACTCTTGCAACTGCTCCTACCACTGATGACTGGTTTACGTTGACATCTACGAGACACTTGAGCACTGCAACCGATACTACCGAAAGTGACGGATCCTTTTTAAAGAATTTCGTTGGTAATTATGTATGGGTTAGAGCAATTGCCACCTTTACTGACGGTACCATTAACGGTATTCTACTTAACCACTAAGGATATAAAATGGAACATTTTGTAAGAATAGTAATGGAAAAACAAAACAATCCACAACCGCTGGATGAAAGCATTTTTCCAAAACACGATATTTACGAAACAGGGCAAGATCTAACTGTTTTTGAAATTGCTCTTCCTAGACAACTTTCAGAAGATGAAAGTGATGAGTATGCACAACGTCTTGCTAATTACATGTTTGAAATGGGTCATAAGGATTTTGATATCGAGATATCAACCGAAGGCGAAGAACTCGAAGAAGAAAGTTACGACGGTGACGAGTTCTTTGAAGAGTATGGTACCATGTGGTTCAACGAAGACGAAATGTTAGACGAAGCAGAATATCAAGGACGTAAAGTTCCACTTGGGAAACCCATGCGTGGTGATGTTAAGAAGTTTAAAGTTTACGTTAAAAAACCAAGCGGTAATGTTGTAAAAGTTAACTTTGGCGATCCTAACATGAAGATTAAAAAATCTAATCCTGCACGTAGAAGAAGCTTCCGTGCTAGACACAATTGTGATAATCCAGGACCTCGTGATAAAGCTCGTTATTGGTCCTGTCGTAAATGGTGATACAATGAAAATAGTAGAATTCTTCGATCAAAAAGATATTAAAGACTTGAAGGTAGGTGAAGAACTTCCTTACAATGTCGTGGAGGATCTTTGTATTTACATGCAAAACGATCCCAGTTTTTACAGATCACATCTTTATCCTGTTTTGGTAGACGTACAAGAAGCTGTTAAGAACGGCGGCAAATATAACAAGCGTAAAATGATTCCTACAGTTGAATATGCAATCTCAGAATACATTAAAAAGTTTGATATTAAAAAACGTCCGCAGGACTTGCTGCAAGATAGTGAAAAAATTGAATGTGTTAATAAAATCTTAAAAAACGAAATGGAAAACTTTCGTAAAGGGGAATATTAATGCGTTTTTTTGAGTTTCGTGAAATAATAAAAGAAGCTGCAAAACTAGGTAGAGCATTTAATCACCTAGAAGATTTGGTATTCTTTCATGGAACACAAGGTGCTATCGAAGCTTTACAACATTTAAAAGATCTAGCCACAGACGAAGGGTCTAAATCAGTAAGAATGAAATGGGACGGCAACCCTCAAATATATTGGGGACGAGCACAAGCCGGTGGACCATTAGTACTTTCTGGACACAATGGTTGGTCACGTGGTGCAGCTAGTACAAGTCCAGAAGAAGTAGCAGACTTTATTGCAAATCAAAGCGGCAATCCCAAGTCAGAAGAAGAAAAACAACAGCGTGAAATATTTGCAAAACAATTTGCTGGGTTATATCCGTTGTTTGATCGTGCTACTCCGAAGGATTTTGTAGGCTACGTATATGCAGATGGGCTATTTTTAAATCCACCTGAATTAAAAGATGGAGTATATACATTCTGTCCAAATACAAAGTCTCAAACTTGTTATCATGTAAGAGCAGAAAGTGATTTAGGCAAGCGTATTGCACAAGCACAAGTTATGGTTGTAGGACATGCTTACTTCCCAGAATTTGGCATGGACGACAGTGCTCAGCAACCAAAAAATGACTTCAGCGAATTTGATAGTAATCCTCAGTTGATTGTGTTGGGACCTGTGTACAACACTAAACCAGTAGATATCGACACAACCAAGCTTGATCAAGTTGAAAAATTTGCTAAAGCCAACAGTAGGTTAATTGACGGATTCTTAGCAGGAACGTCCGGTTTAGGCGATTTAAAAAATATTATATACACTTATGTAAATCAGACAGCCAAGGCAAAACAGCTAGACAGTTTATCGTCTAAGCATTTTGTAAATTGGTTAAGTGGTAGTAAAGTAAGTAGACCAAAGCAAGTAAAAATTATTGAATTAGCAAAAATTAATAATGGTGCTTTGGATGCAATTTTTACATTGGTAAAAGAAATACAAAATGTAAAAGATACAGTAATTGATCAACTAGAAGGCGAACAAGGGGATATTTGGGATACAAACGGCGAAGGCAGAGTGCGTTATGCTGATCCAAACAAGAAGTTCGGTAATGTAAAACTAGTTCCAAGAAAAAGGTGGACACCAGGCTAATGTTATTAAGAGAATTATTTGAAGCACCAGAAACAGTTGGTATAATATTTGGACGTTTTAACCCTCCTCACCAGGGACACAAGGCTGCATGGCAAGAAGCTGCTAAAAACACACATTGGTATGTGGGTACTAATCAGAGTACAATTGGTCCTAAAGATCCTCTACCGTTTGAAATCAAAATTCAAGCTATGGAAACTGTATGGCCTGAAATAAAAGGACATATAATTCCTGAACAAACATGGTGGAGTTTAGCAGCCGCAGTTTACAAAAAGCATGGCAAAACCAATTTACGTATTATCACCGACGAAACTGATGCTAAAGTATTTGTGTCGGGCTTACAAAAGCAAAATGGCGTTGAAGGCAAACATGGATTTTATGATTTTGCTAGTATAGAATGGCAGCCAGCACCCAGAGTATCAAGTGCTACTGCTCTAAGAGCCGCTGTTGCCAACAACGATCCCGATGCATTTGCACAAGCAGCAGGCATTCCTGCAGATACCGAAGTTGCTGGCAAACCATTCTTTGAACTTGTAAAGTATTATCTTGGACAGCAACAGACAGAATCACTCGGTGAAAAAGTTTTTAAAAAATCTTTATCTGGTGATACAAAAACTTTTAGAGGTACTGCTAATAGATTGCCTACAGCCAATACTGTCAGCCCTTCTGATATCACTAAAGTTGCTACTAAGACAGACATGCCAGACGGATCATACGAAATGGATTTTGATAGTGTTGACAAAGAAAAACTCAAAAAAGTTGTAGCAAAACTAATTCCTACACTTGGTAATAAGAAAAATGAAATGGTATTAAGAGCAAGATTTGGGTTAGCACCTTTTGAAAAAGAATATACTTTAAAACAAATAGCCGATGCAATGGGTGTGACTCCTGAAGTTATTAGGCAAAGAGAATCAAAAGCATTAAGACAATTAAAACACCTTAGCAGATCTAGAGAATTAAGACCGTTTTTAGATAGTAGAGTAGAAGCGGTTGAACCCGACGAACCCGGATATCAACACGATCTACTTACTATGCCTGCAAATACTCTAGTTATAGATACTCCGGGTGAATTGGATTGGTATAAAATAGGACAACATTATCCAACATTAGGTCAACAAGATCCTCATGAATTTGGACAAAGCGAAAGTGACATGTTAATGACTTTTGCTAATGCCGAAGAAATGGAACAATTCATTCGCATAGCCAATATGATTGGATTAAAAATAAAAAACATAGGCGGAAGTCCAGAACATCCCGAAATTCATAGTGATGTAAGACAATGATCCTCGACAATAATCATTGTCTTATAGTAGAAAAATCAAGTCAAAGTCAAATAGTAAAATATATTGAATAAATACTCATAATAGGGATTTATTATGAAAATATGGGACATAATAGAAAATACTGCCGATGGCAAAAAAGCAGATAACAAAAGTTATTTGTTACAGCTAGAGCGTGATACTCGTGCTAGTATGCTAATACTACATATCTTAGATAAAAACACAGGCAAACGAACAGAAGTACGTGGCAAAATGGGATACGAAACCAATGGCTACGACCCAAATGATAAACTACATCAACTGCTGGACAAAGTAGGCAAGAGTGCTAGTGTAAGTGACCTTATGAATGGTGATGTTGTAAGTATCAACCCACGTCATCCAGATGGTACAAGTGCAAAAGCAGCCGCAGATCAGGCTTACAATGAAGCGTTTGATACTGATGTAGAATGGGTGGCAGATTTAAATTCTAGAAACGTTCAAGTATTTGCTACAAAAATAGATGATGCGTATATAGAACTTACATACAAACGGGTTTTTCCTGCTGATGTTTACATTAGTTTTACTAGAGGCGGTCGTATGAGTGTTACTGGGGAAGGTTCACAAAACAAAATCTTTGGTGCTGTTATAAATCATGTCAAGCAGTGGGTCGCTAAAAACAACCCCCCAAGAATAATTTTCAGTGCTTTCAAACCCAACACAGGACCTTTTGGATCTCAAGATACAACTAGAAGTGGATTGTATAGTAAAATGGTACAACGCTTTGCTGGTCAAAACGGTTATGAATATGATGTAGAAGATACTGGCAACGAAGATACTTTTATTCTTACTAAAAAACAACAGCCTACACAAACCACCGAATCGCTTGATCAGCCATATCCTTATAGATGGGGCGTGCAATCAGAGGACGAATGGGCTGCAAGAGCAAGAACAGATTCTGGAGCAATTCTTGACATAAGGTTCGAATACGGTAGTTGGGATGCCCAGTGGGATATCGAATTTACACTAAACGGTAGATATAAAGCAACTGCCGCTGGCGATCAATTTCGTATTTTTGCAACAGTTGTTAAAGCAATAAAAGAATGGTGGAAGTCAACATCAGCAGAAGGTATTCCGGTAAATACCATAAGATTTTCAGCAGACAAACTTAATAAGCAAACTGGTAAAACTGGTAGTAGAGAAAAGTTATACAACAGATTTGCACAACAATTTGCAAACAGTATAGGGTTTACTATACAAAGCAGAGATAAAATTGATGCAACAGACTTTGAGTTGATAAACCCTAACTATAATGAACACAAAGTTAGCGAAGCAGTAGAGCCTAACTTTGATTTTGAGTGGGAAGAAGCAGAGCGTTACCCCGAGTTTGTTAAAATAGGCAAAGCAGCATGGATTGAACTAGCAAACAAAGGCAAGGCAGTAACTATTAAAAGTGCCAAAGGCATTAACAACACAGATGCTGCCGATCCAGATAGTTTTAAATCTCTTGACAAGGATAAGCAAGCACGAGCATTAGCACAGTTAAAAAGCGGCGATGTTGAAATGCCTATTGTTGCTGTTTACCCAGACGGGTGGAAAGAACTGATTGGT